GGGCCCCCCCCGGCGCCCCTCTCCGGTTCATTAGGAGACTACTTGATCACGGTAACAGCTCGCTTGAGCGTGAGTCCTCCGCCCTTGGAATTCCGCAGAAAAAGGATTGGCTCACCACTCGACCTCAACCGTTCCGGCGTGCGCATCGTTGCCTCCTTACAGCAAAGTCGCATTCAAGCCTCTTACACTAAGTGATCCGACTGAGCGATGGGTATCAGAATACGCACCCACGACGCTGATCATCCGTCCTCATCCCCGGAGGACTTGCGGGGCCGAAGAGCTCTCGCGAAAACCTCGATCGCGCGGACTTCCTGCTCCGTGAACACACGCCAGTCATTCCGATCGCGACGCGGTTCAGAAACCTTGCCATCCCGGATCCATCGGCGCAGCGTGTCTGCATGAACACCGACGCGACTGGCAGCCTCGGACACTGTGTAGAGTTTCCGTCCCATCGTTTCGCTTTCATCTGATCGTAAGGCAACCTACGGCAGGGTACTGCACCGAAGGCGCGGTAGTCAAGACCGTGATCTGGTGTGGGGGCTCCGCAGTTGTCCCCACTTCAGCGCGTCACCCCCCCTTTGTCCTTTAGAGGCGGTGCCTCTGGCCCTAACCAGGTCCAGACGCTTCCGCGCATGAACCAAAGGGAAGGTGATGTTCCGACACGACGCGCTTGCCAAGGGGCGCTATCCGAGGGTGCCCTCGCGGTGGGATACCGAGTTCGGCCGCTGGGTGGCCGACTTCGGCGTGCCGCGCATCGTCGCAGGTCTGGCCCAAGACCCCGACCTCCGCGTCACCAATCAGGCCGTCTATGAGTGGCTCCAGGGCCACGCCCCCCACCCGGCCCGGGCCATGGCCCTCGTCGAGATGTCCCGGGGCCGCCTCACCCTCGAAGCCATCTACAAGCACAGCCGGCAGGTCAAGCAGTCCGAAGGCGACACCGGAGGACCGCGATGAGGATCGACCTGCAGATCGACTCCGCTCCGCTCGTCCTGCGCCTGCAGAACGGCCAGCGCCGCCTGGCCTACGCCGTCGTCAACGCCATCAACAACACGGCGAAGCGCATCCAGGCCGTCGAACGTCGGCGCGTCGAGGAAGAGTTCACGATCCGCAAGAAGGAGTTCATCCGGCGCCAGGCCGCGGTCATCAAGCCGTTTGCCAACGTGAAGCAGGGCAGGCCATTCGCCGAGATCGGTGTCGGGCAGAAGCCTCGCCTACTGCTCTCCGCTTTCGAGCGCGGCGGCGAGCGCAAGCCGTTCACGCAGGGTGCCCGGCGCGTTGCCGAGCCCGTGGTCGGCGGGCCCGCGCGTCCGCGGTTCACCCAACCCGTCCCGCCCGAGCTGCGGATCAGAAAGCTGCGCTTCGACCGCACCAAGACGGGCCGTCGCCGCGTCGGCGTCACCCGCACCAAGACCTACCTCGTCCCCGAGGTCGGGATCTTCCAGCGCGTTGGTCCCGCGGCCTCGCGCCTGGTCTACGCCTTCACGCGCGGCAAGAAGCTCGAGCCCCGTCTGCGGTTCGTCGCGACGGCCAAGAAGGAGTCCGACCGCTGGTTCCGCGAGGAGATGGAGAAGGAAGTGCTCACCGCCATCGCGCGGGCGAAGGGACGGGGCCTGTGAACCCGAGAATCCAGCACGCTCTGCTACGTCGGCGGAGCGCCACAACCATAACTGACGATGCCATAGGTACTTCCGGCGCTATCCACCGCGGGTGCCGGCGACCTCGGCCCTCGTAGCGTGGGAGAGTCATGAAACAAGTTTCCACCGACACCAAGTGTTCCAGTTCCGAGAAGTCCTCGGAGGCCGCAAACGCCCCAGAAACGGCCCCTACGGGCGATTCCGCGCGATCCGAGTCTCCCGTGATCCTGCCCGGGAAACTGGAACACTGGAACATTGACCGGCTCCGCCCCTACGAGCGGAACCCGCGCACGCACAGCCCCGAGCAGATCACCAAGATCGCCGCCAGCCTGCTCGAGTTCGGCTGGACGAACCCGATCCTGGTCGACAGCGAAGCCGGCATCATCGCGGGCCACGGCCGGCTCCTGGCCGCCCGCGAGTTGGGCATGACCACGGTCCCGGTGATCGAGCTCACCCACCTGACCGAGGCCCAGAAGCGAGCATACGTCATCGCCGACAACCGCCTTGCCCTGGACGCCGGCTGGGACGAGGACCTGCTGGCCGAGGAACTGAAGGCCCTCGAGGACCTCGATTTCAACCTCGAGCTGACCGGCTTCGACCTGGACGAGCTGCACGATCTCCTCGACGACGAGACCGTCGAGGATGCCCCCGCCCCGGAACCTCCCGACGAACCCACCAGCTGGCAGGGCGACCTGTGGGTCTTGGGCAACCACCGCCTGCTGTGCGGCGACAGCTGCGATCCCGCGTCGGTCGATCGGCTGCTCGGCGGCCAGGAGATCCACCTCGTGAACACCGACCCTCCCTACAACGTGAAGGTTGAGCCGCGGTCCAACAACGCCATCGCCGCCGGCCTGTCCAGCTTCCCGCCGTCCACCAAGAGCGCCGTCGAGGCCTCCGACGCCAAGGGCATGCACCACCAGGGATTCGACCTCGCACGGCACAAGACCAAGTCGAAGCCCACCGGGAAGATGCGCCCCAAGGACCGCCCCCTGGCCAACGACTTCGTCTCGGACGAGGCCTTCGACGAGATGCTCCTGGCCTGGTTCGGGAACATCGCCCGCGTGCTGCAACCCGGGCACTCGTTCTACATCTGGGGCGGCTACGCCAACTGCGCCAACTACCCGCCGGTGCTGAAGGCCTGCGGCCTGTACTTCAGCCAGGCGGTCATCTGGGTGAAGGAGCACCCCGTGCTGACCCGCAAGGACTACATGGGGAACCACGAGTGGTGCCAGCCGGCGGGCACGCAGGTCCTAACACCGGACGGATCGGCCGCGATCGAGAACCTGCGTGACGGGGACCGGGTCGTCACGTTCAGCCGTCATCACAACGCGGTCCTCGGCAGGCGGCGTGGGTTCGCTGTGCAGGTCGGCACGCGCCGCTACGAGGGCGAAATGTTCAATGTCACGGTCGGCAGCCGAACCACGCGCGCGACCGATGGCCACCTGTGGACCGCCCGAATGACCCCCGAAGCGCGGGGTCGCTGGTGCGTGTACCTGATGCGTCGCGGCTCCTGGTGGCGGGTGGGCAAGTCCAAGCTCTACACCACGTGGGGATTCGGACCCAAGCAAAGGCTCTCGAAGGAAGAAGCCGACGAGGCGTGGATCCTCAGCGTCCACAACTCCAACGTCGAAGCCACCGTCGCCGAGCAGATGATCACCGTGCGCTACGGTATCCCCACGACGTTCTGGACCCCTTGCGCGTCCACGAAGCGCACGTCCTCGCAGATCGCGAGCATGTACGACGCACTCGATTCGAATCTGCTGTGCGCCAGTGCATTCCGGGCGCTGCTGGATCACCACCGGCGCATCGAGCACCCGCTTCTGCGTCGCGAAGAGTCCCGAGAGAAGGTCGGAGCCAGGGTCCCGTTCATCGTGCGCAGCTGCAACCTGTTGCCCGAGGTCATGGCCGTTCCCGTTCCGACCCTGGGCCTGGAGTTCGACTGGCGGCCCATCGATGGGGTCGCCACCGAGCGCTTCGACGGCGAGGTCTACTCGCTGGATGTCGAGAAGCACCACCACTACGTGGCCGACGGCATCGTGACACACAATTGCTTCTACGGCTGGCGCGAAGGGGCGGGCCACAACTTCTACGGCCCGACCAACGCCGTCGATGTCTGGGCGGTCAAGAAGGTCAACCCGCAGAGCATGGTCCATCTGACCGAGAAGCCGGTCGAGCTGGCAGTGCGCGCCATCCAGTATTCGTCTAAGCCCGGCCAGAACGTGCTCGACCTGTTCGGCGGTAGTGGATCGACCCTGATGGGCGCCGAGCAGACCGGACGGCATGCCTTCCTCATGGAACTCGACCCCGCCTACACGGACGTGATCGTGATGCGGTGGCAGGAGGCCACCGGCCAGAAGGCCACGCTTGACGGCGACGGTCGGTCCTTCGACGAGATCGCCGCCGACCGCAGGGCCGACCGGGATGAGTAGGCGGTGGCCAGAGGAGCGAAGAAGGAGCTGATCTCCCAGCGCGAGTACGCCCGCAGGCGCGGCGTGACCCACGTCGCGGTTCAGCGTGCCGTGAAGGCGGGCCGCATCTCGGCAGTGAATGGGAAGATCGACCCCGCGCTCGCCGACCAGCAGTGGCAGGAGAACACCGACCAGAGCAAGCCGCGCAATCGGATCACGGGCGACCCCAAGCAGACCAGGACACCAGGGGAGCCATCCGAGCCCATGGACATGGGCGGAGCCGATGAGGTCATTGGCGGCCCATCGACGGCCACGGGCTATGCCAAGGCCCGCGCCGCTCGCGAGCTGTACCAGGCGCAGTTGGCGAAGCTTGAATTGGACCGCAAGCGCGGCACCCTCGTGCGCGCCGACGAGGTGCGTCTCGGCGCGTTCAACATGGCTCGCAAGGCCCGCGACCAATTGATCGCCCTACCCGAGCGCCTGGCCTCCGTCCTGGCCGCGGTCGACGAACCCGCCGAGGTCCAGC